CTCCGAGCGACGTACGCTCGACCTTCGTTTGTCCAAGCATAGTGTATGCCATAGGAGGACACGTTTTGCACGTGGTTGGAAAGGGAAACACATGGGTTACCGCACCTATACATGTCCTATCTCGCCTCCTGGAGGAGTGCAACATCTTGCAGCTGGCAGGACCAGACCGACGCCGTGCGCCACTCCTGTAGGGACTAGTCACCATCAGAATAATAAAAAGAAGACGATATAACACGTAACTAAACACCAACGAGTATGAACAGACTTTTCAATGTGGAGACACTTAACAGGCTCTCCATGGAGTATCACGAACGAGCAAAAGATAAAGGCTTTTGGGATGCTCCTCATAGCATCGGCCACCACCTGATGCTGGCGTTCGGAGAGCTTCACGAGGCTATAGAAGCCGACCGCTTGGGGAAGTGGGCAAAGCTCACGCTCGAGCAGATCAAGGAGCTTCGAGTCCTCAAGGATGCAGCGTTCGTACAAGCATTCCTGCGGATGGTCAAGGACTCCGTGGAAGACGAGATATCCGACGCCGTTATCCGCTTGCTTGACCTACTGGGCTGGTTGCTCAAGAGAAACCGCACGACAGAACTCCTAACCGAGAGCGACCTCAATAGAGTGTTTGCAGTTCTCGACACGACACGCCCAGAGGAAGAGCTCACGCATCTTCTTTTGCGCATCGTGGCAGAAACCTCTGGATATTGGAGGTTGGGGCTTCTTCGTGATAAGGGTATCCTCTACGCCATCAAGAGCCTCGAACAACTCTCCGACCACCTCGGTATCGACCTTATGACGCACATCGAGCTGAAGATACGCTACAACTCCACCCGACCGCATCTTCATGGCAAGAAGTACTAATAGTTGCAGACCCTAAATAGACGAAAGGAATGAACCGAGACAAGATGATCGAGTGGATAGGCCTCCATAGTGTAGGAATAAGCTCCAATGCTATGTGGTGTGCACTTATGGACTTGCCTATTGATCTATACTACGGGGATATACCTAGAGACAGAAGTGACCTGTCGCGTTGTATTGATCTCGTGCGGTACTGTAGCATCACCAAGGAGGATCTAGCTAGAATGTCCGACAAGCTCCCATATTGGGATCCGGTTATTAGGATGTGGGACAGGCTAGTAAAAGCATACGAATCGGAAGAATCAGAAGGTATAGACCTGGATAGTGAGGAGTATGAGATTGTATACGACCTCTTGTATAGTGTGAGAGATGAGGTTGAATCCATCAAGAGCTATCTCAAAGAGTCTAAGCCTTCCCACCTCAAAAGGCTATCAACCCTCTAAGCGTACAATCAGCCCCTAGGAATACCTACAAGAGATAAGTCACCCAATCACCTTCAGATCCTCGAGGAGAATATGCAACACATCCGTAGCCCCACGACCACGGTCGTATTATTTGGTAGAATATTTTTTAGTCAGACCTCCCACCCCCTGCACCATAAGACAGACACTCAGTGAAAATCCCACTATGCCCTCTAGGTGCAGGGGGGCGATGGAGGCAGTCTCAACCCTTTAACACGTCGCTTATGTCCAAGAAAACGACAGACTGGTCATTCCTACCATTCGTCAGCCTCATCCTCTGCATCTTCCTGTTCTCTCTGGGAGTTGCATTATGGGCTCTCAGTGCTCTCGTTCATTCCTCATGGATGAACATGATGTCCTGCATCCTCCTCGGTCTTCAGAGCCCCGCCATCTTCCTTTGGCTCTACTGCACTAGGAAGGATAACACTAGAACTCTCTAACGCCAAGACTTATGTCTTTCCTAACGATCGCAGGCCTTGTCCTGCTAGCCGTGTGGCTCTGCTTCATGGCAGTCATTTTTTTTTCGAAGAGTAGTGACTTCTACTCCCAAGGATATCGGGAAGGCCGACGTCACGGGTGGGAATGGGGATACCGCCGAGGTTGGGATGATGCCCAAGCCAACGCCCGCCCCTCCAGATACCAAAGGCCGTCCGACAGACCCAATAAGTAACGACAACAATATGGCTATACCCAAACCTAAGGAGGTCGATTACAAACAATATGTCGCAACCTTCATGGATAGCAGCGATGAGCCCCATCGCTGGGTTCTCATCATCTCCTATCCAGACACGGAGGACACGCACCATCATCCCCACCGCAAGGAGGTGAGGCTCGGTGTCCCACCTGTAATGCTGAACATAGAGCGAGAGAGCGCTCTAAGCCCAATTGCGGAGGGGCGGCTCTCGTTCAGCCTTCTTCAGGAGGAGCAGGCAGATGCAGGCCGCCACTTTGACTACCGCCACTTGATGCAATCTCCCGAAGGGAGTGTGTCTGTGGCGCTCCTACGTCTCCCATCCTCTGTTCAGATCACGAGTACAGAGGATCTACTCCTTATCCCTGACGAACTCGGACTCTATTTTAGCGATACATGGGAGCGAGGCTGGTGGCGGGGCACCCTAGACCCCGAGAGCTACCGAGAGCCTGCTAGTCAGCATTCAGGCTTCCTGGTAGCCTTCGAGGCTTGCGACTTCGGTAGGCTAAAGCGGATAGAGCTAAGGCCAGGAGATGAGCGGATACAGGGCTTACTCCCCCGAATGGAGCTCACAGAGTTCATTGCCTCACTAGTATCGCTAGCCATGTCTGATGCCGAATGGGCGTACCTCTATAGTTCCAACTCCTCCTCTGCTCGGAAGTACGGTAGGGTCCATTTCGCCAAAGGACTCATGGCATGGTGCGCTGACCACTTCACCGATTGGAAGAATGAGCTGTTCGTAGAAACAGCCCCATTCCTTTCGGATGAAGATAAGCCAATCACGGCCTTTGAGGCGCTAGATCGTGTGCTCAGAGCCTTCACGCTGTCTATAGAGCAGGCGGAGGGCAACTGGGTCATCACGGATCCCTCGACACTCCAAAGTGCGGAGGAGGGGAAGTATAACTTCTCCACACAGAATGAAGATGCCTATCTGGATCTAGTGCCTGAGGATCTAGTGCCCATGGGCGCTGATGGAGAACTGTCCGCTCTACCAGCCCGAGGATCACTGACGCTAACGACAGAGTCTCATTTGTCAGACGCCATACCCGCATTATCTTTCCCCAAGATGGAGGATCCGGGGAAGTGGCGGTTAGTCCCTCGAGCGGATATTAAACTCACGCTCCCAGCATGGCGATATCGAACGAATGGAATTGAAAATCTCGACTCAATAATGGGAGGGGCTGATCGGATAGAAACAGAAGCTCTTTCTCTAGGAGAAGACCGGGAGTTATACACCGTGGTATGGAATCCATGGAGCATTCATGGTCGTATAGATGCTCCTTTTATCCAAAATGGGCAGCATACGGTAGGAGAGTGGAGCATATTCAGAATAGACGAGGCTAGCTGGGAGTATGCTCCAGAGACGGGGGTATATATGAATAGATCTCTGAGAGCTGTACATGAGAATGGGAATGTAGAGCTCTTGACCTTCCGCGACAGAGGAGACTTTCACTATGTCTGTGTAAACTCCTTTGCGATTACAACGATCATCCCAGAGGCAAAGCTATATGGATACATGGAATACGTGAAGCTTTTGCGGGACGATCTGAACTCTTCACTAGATGCAAATGGACGGTCTTTGACGGATAGAGCTTGGATATTCTCCGTTCCAAGAGTCGCCGACACAGAGGGTATGGGGCTACGTCTAGATCTCCCGTTGATGGTCTCAATGGGTCAGGATCTCTACCAAGAGTATACGGAAAAGACTCATACTACTATCCCATTAACAAGTTCAGGTCCTTATGGAAGGGAATACGATCGCAACGCATACCTCACAGAAGCCCGGGATAATCTGGAGCATATCCGGAAGTTCACAGATGAGATCACGGGCTGTCGGATCTACTTCTCTTTAGTCGCTCGAGGTGATCGAGACTCCGACCCAGTTCAGTCTCTTGGTATCGGTGTGCGTAAAGAGGAGCTCTCTTGGGGAGATGGAGAGAATACGACACGTCTGCCATATCTCTCTTATGGCTCGAAGAGCAAGGAGGGCCGCCTAAAGTGGGGCTCTAGCTGGAATCATCCGAATATCGGTCAGGATGAGTATCTAGGAGAGGGCCTACACATACCGCTTCCTCCTAAGCCGTTCACTCGACTAGAACTCAGGATCTATAGGTCCCCTAAGTTCTACAAACTGCAGGGTGAATCTGTTGCCACTCACTTCCAGGGGTGGCACTTATGGAGTGTCCCGAGCATCATAGCTCTGCAGGCTCCAGCTCTTTGGTTGTCGGATCCTCTTGGCCGTCGAGGTGGAGACCTTGCGCCAGATCGAAAGGAGCGATATCGCTTCACTCCTAGTACAGATGAGGATATGGAGGAGACCCTTCACCTCTCCGATGGGACAGGCCTGCCAAAGCTATCTCCCAGCATCGTACGCACAGCTGACGGAGTAGCACTCAAGGATCGAGAACGTAAGTCTGAGGATTCCTTCACTCAGTATACTCTAGCTGGATATCGAGCTGAGTGTTTTGGTGCTCTATATGGAGCTCTTCCAGCTCGAGGCTTTGAGCTGACGGGGACATTCCGCTACCGCTCTAAAATCTCTAGAGCTCGATATATGGGGCTCGACTGGCTGGCTGTATCTCGTGAGATTGATATCCAACAGATGTCAGAGAGGGGCACATATCATTTGTTGCGCCCCGCCTCTTCTGTACGACAAGATAGCCTCATCCCTGAGGTTATCAAGGGGTATCAATACCGAGGAGAGACCTACGATACATCTTCACCTCGTTATGTCGCCCGTGGACCCCGCCCGCCGTCAAGGCGTAGGTAAGCCTCGCCGGTCTCGCTCTACGCCTAGTACAGATCCCCGAACTCCGATCTTCTTGCAGATTTGTGCAAAGGAGCTAGGTGTCGAGTGCGTTCCTGAGTATCGATTTCACCCGACAAGGCTATGGCGCTTTGACTATGCGTTTCCGATCCAACGCATCGCCCTCGAAGTCGAGGGTGGCGTTTGGACGGGAGGCAGACACACAAGTGCTCGTGGCTTTCTCGGAGATATTGAGAAATATAACGAGGCGACACTTCTAGGCTGGCGACTTTTGCGTATCACACCAGCAGATCTCCTTCGTACCTCGACTATGTGCCTACTTAGGCGAGCTATTGAAGCTACCCTTTAATATTGACTCTCCCTCTCCAATTAATGAGAGGGAGAGTCTTATCCTACTTTCTGTTTTATGCCTACCAAAGAACCCTCCATTCAATGTCGCATCCGTGCATGGGTGTCTGAAGATGATGCTCGAGAGCTAAGACGTCTACGCAAGGTGTTTGGATTTCGAAGCGACTACCAACTTTTTAAGTCATCTGTTCTCTTGGTGTTGCGTCTGCTACAAAAAGCGGAGCGCAAGGGTGTGGAGATGGATGAAGATACCATTGAAGACACCTTTACTTCCCTAAGCGATTGGGAGGCACCTGAACTAGGTAAGCGCCCGAAACGAGGAAGTAAGGAAGCCTCGCTGGTGCACCTTTTGTTTGGCATCGATAACGCGCCTATCGAAGATAGAGTAGGGGAGAAAGCACTCATCGATCCAAGGCCTGAGGTGCAGATATGGTATGAGAAATTCACTAATCGCCACTACCAGCGTCTTTATGAGTTATTTGCTCATCGCACTTCTAGACCGACAGCTGACGGGATGACACCACTAGACCTATTCCACGAGACGCTCCTTCGTCTTTGCTACCCTCCTGATCATATCGATAATTGGGATGATTATCAGCATTGGGCTCTTCTCAAGTTTCATCAGGCCGAATGAGACGTCATCGTACCCCTGACTATGTCCGCCTGATGAATAGCCGAGCATGGCGTCGATTGAGGAGGATGTATCTATCACAGCATCCTCTATGTGAGGATTGTCTACTTGTCGATCGCACCACCCCTGCAAGAGAAGTCCATCATATACGACCCATAGAGAGCGCAGCTGGACGTCCAGAGGTGATGAAGGCTCTTGCGCTCGATCCTGCGAACTTGCGCGCACTCTGTGTTACTTGTCACCAGGAAGCACACCGATTACTCGCTTCCTCTAGCAAAGCAGTAGCAAAGGAGCGGGCAAAGGAAGCTCTGGATTCCTTTGTCTCTCATTACCTAGCTGATCCATCACCTATTAAGTGATGTAGGTATTTGCTAGTATGACTTGCTTTCTCTACCTTTGCCCCTGCATGGCAGGCGGGGTAATGTATGCCTGCCAGCAGGGGAAGGAAGAAGTTTAAGACTTTGATATCGTGAATGTCACGATCCACTTCCCAAACTTAATCCTAATACTAATGCTCGTTCGCATGGCTTAAAGTATTAGGAGTTTTAAGTTAAAGGGGTGAGGCCTTTGGGCTTTGCCCCTTTTCTCTTAGATACTAGGGCTTTCCTTGTACCCGTCCAAAAGTTCCGTTATCAAGTGGCTCGCTCGCCACTGTTTCCCATCCCTTTTGTACTACAAAGATATGAAAAATATACGTACTAACCAAATGTAACTAATTCTTTTTCAGTTACTTATATTGTTTCTTCCAGATGGGGGGAGGGTGTTTTTTAGGAGAAGGAGGCCCCCTGCATACCACCCCCTGCTCCCTCTTTCACGCATGAGGTCTCAGGGTCCCGTGGGGGTATTTCTGTACGCAGAAGGTTGGGGGGCTTTGGGGGAACTACCCGCTGGGGGGGATTGGTGACAAAGTTGCAAAAAATGCAACCAAGTGGAGCTAAAAATAGGTGGGGGTGAGGTGCTGTGGGGACAGATAAAGTCATTTGGGGGGTAAAGGTATGATTAGATATATAGGGGAAGCCCCTTGCCATTTCAGGAGCAGAAGTACAACTGGGAGCAGACACAGCTGGAGTAATCGCAGGGATTGCCCCAAGGGGCTACTATGGTTGATATCTTCAGTGGTTCACTAATCCTTTTTGACTGAGCTATGAACAAGGATCAGACTATTTCCTTCCTCCGTGAGTGCCTAGAGGCTATCGGATCCTACTCTGCTGCTTTCGAGCCTCTATTAGACGATCTAGCAATGGCGCTACAGGTACGTGACATGGCTTATCAGTGCCTCATGCAAGAAGGTGTTACCGTGGAGGAGCTAAGTCGAGAGGGTGATCCACGAAAGAAGGGGAACCCTGCCTGGCCGATGTTTATCGAAACTAGCAAGGAAGTACGTGCCAAGCTCACAGCTCTCAATATGACGGTCGCCACCGCGAAGTTTACCAGTGGGGACGAAGTCGATAAGCTAAATCAGATCCTCCTCGAAGCCCTCAATGAGTACACTAAGCCCAAGCGAAGCACAAAAGCTAAAAGCCCAGCTAGTCGAAAGGTTACAAAGGACTAAGATCCCTTACCCTCGTTTCAATAAGCTGGATAAGCGACTCTCTACCTATATTCGAGATTGCATCAAGAGCCCTGAACTGCATAATATGTACGAGCTCTTCGCCGTAGAGAGCTTTCTCCGAAAGGTCGTGCGCTATACCCTTCGAGACGATAAGGTACGCCACTTTATAACTTTTTACGAGCATATTCGGCTCCCAAGTGCCGAGGGGATGGTCTTTTTCCCTCTGACGCCGGTGCAGGTCTTCCAATTCACGAATATCTTCTGGTTCTACCATCCTGATGACCCTGATCGGAGGTTGGTACGCGAGGTGCTACTTTTCGTTCCGCGTAAGTTCAGTAAGACGACTAGCATTGCCACACTTGCCGTCTACGATCTCCTCTATGGAGATGCTAATGCAGAGAGTTACGTCGGTTCAAATAGCTACCAGCAATCGCAGGTCTGCTTTGGAGTGATTAGTAAGATCCTCCGGGCTCTAGACCCCACGCTTCGTCGCTTCAAGATCAACCGTGAGCAGGTATTCAATCGTATGCCTGGTAAGATGTCGATCTCTCGATGTCTTGCCAGTGCTGCCGATCGCCTTGATGGGCTGAATGCTTCACTCGTGATCATTGACGAGTACGCCCAAGCTGAATCGGACGCTCTCAAGAGTGTACTCACAAGCTCTATGGGAGCCCGCCGAAATCCGCTTACCTTCGTGATTACCACCGCAAGCGACAAGACCGATACCCCCTTTATCGAAATGCTAGAGGCTTACAAGGCTATTCTTAGAGGAGAGGCGGAGAATGACGCTATCTTCGCCCATGTCTTTGAGCCCGATGTCTTGGATGAAGAGGGCGATCCGAATACCTGGATGAAGGTACAGCCCCACCTCGGAGTTACCGTACGCCCTGAGTACTACGCCGCTGAATACGAGAAGGCACAGCTTACCGCTGGAGAGATGAAGACCTTCCGAAACAAGCTCCTCAACATCTTTGCTCGAGATGAACGAGAGATGTGGTTGGATCGAGCCACCATTGAGCGTGCCTTTCTCTCTGTCCCCCTAGAACTTCTCCGTGGATCACGGGCTATGTGTGCCGTGGACCTCTCCGTACGAGACGACTTCTCCGCCGTCACCTTCCTCATCTATACCCCGAGTCGTGTCCCTGAGGGGAGGACCACCGTCTGCCCCTTCCACGCTGTGACATACTACTTCTTCCCCCGGGGGCAACTCGATCGCCATGTCAATCGGGAGCTTTATCGCCGATGGGTAGACGCAGGACACCTCCTCCTCTGCGAAGGTGAATCCATCGACTATGCTCAGATAGTGAATCTCATCCTCAGTCAGCCTTTCGCCACCCTAAAGATCGGATACGATCCCTACAAGGCATTGGAGTTTACCAATCTACTCCTCGCTACCCCCGGGGTGGGTAAGGCAAATCTCGAACCTATTCCTCAGACAAATGGGAGCTTCAATACTGCTGTAGACTCCTTTGAGCTTGCTCTATCCCGTGACCAGGTCACCTTCGACCCAAATCCCATCACCGCTTACTGCTTCGCTAACGCCGTAATCGACTCCGACCGCCTCGAGAACCGTAAGCCTATCAAGGCAACGCCCAACGAGAAGATAGACGGTGCTATCACCTGTCTTATGGGCTTCTGGCTCTTTAATCACTATAAGTCTTAGGACTGTACTCTTTGCTCTATGCCCTCTCCGCTCACCAGCTAATCCCTCATTTTATGTTTCTCCTCCAATCCCTCCGTTCGCTCTTCCGTCGTAGTAAAGACTGCCAAAGTTCCTCAGGTTCCTCTTCGCTGGATAGCTTCCTCGCTGACTTCGCTCCACGCCGCAACTCCTCCATCTCCACACCCGAGAGTGCTATGGCAATTGCAGCCGTCTATCGCTGTGTGGACATTCTCTCTGGTACTATCGCCTCCCTCGATCTCCAGCATCAGAAGAAAGACCGAAAGGTCTTCCTCCATGACGAGACTAGCCCACTCTCCCTCATCTTCTCTGGGAAGGCTAACGAGCGACAGAACTTCTTTACCTTGCTTCAAAATGCAATCATACGTTTGCTCCTTTCAGGTAATGCCTACCTCCTGCCCAGATTCGATCGATCGGGACAGATCGATAGTCTCATTCTCCTATCCGAAGGAGCCGTATCGTATGACCCACTAAGTAACCGTTACCATATCTCCGATCCTGTCTTCGGTATCTCCGGAGACTTCCCGGCTGATGCCATCATCCACCTCAAGAACAAAAGCCTCGATGGTGGCTACACTGGTGTCTCTACCATCCGCTACGCAGCCCTTAGCCTCAGCCTCAGTGCCAATGCTGATCGCCAGACCAATGACGGTCTCCTCGCGGGGAACCAGAAATCTGGCTTCCTTGTCGGTGGCAATGAACTACAAGGAATAGGTGCGCTGAGCGAAGACGTTTCTGACCGAATTACTGCCCGGGTGAACCGTGAGATCCAGGCAGGCCAGCGCATTATCCGCCTTTCTGGTTCCATGCAGTTCATAGAGAGTAGTATGAGCAACAGCGATGCAGAATTGCTAGAGGTGCGCAAGTACTCTGTCCTTGATATCTGCCGATTCTTCGGAGTCCACCCTTATATGGTTTTTGCTGACCAAAGCACCAACTATAAGGAAGCCGAGAACTCCCAGATCAACTTTCTCAATCAGACACTCCGTCCTTTTCTTCGACAGATCGAGCAAGAGTTCACCGACAAGCTCCTGCCACGCTCCCGGCGTTCCTCAGAGCGTATTCGCTTCGACCTGTCTGCCCTCTTTGCGACCGATCTACGTACTCGTGCCGACTACGTCAAAGCTTCGGTAGAGTCTGGTGTGATGACGCCTAATGAAGGGAGACGATTTGAAGGTCGTGCGCCCTTAGATGGTGGGGATACCCTCTTTGTCTCTTGTAATATTGCCCCTATTGACAGTCCTAAGATACGTGGAGGGGAGGGGAAGATCCCTCTTGAAGAATAACACAGGACTAATGTGGGGACAAAAACACTCTCTGTGAGAGTAAGGGTGTATAACTATCCCAAGCAGTATGCCTAAAGATTCCTCAATAGACCACCCAGCAGAAATCCTGCACGAGCGCCGGAGCTTTGATGGCCTAGATACTCGCCCTTCTTTAGGTGATGGTGAGAGCCGTTGTATTGAAGGTCTTGCCATTGTCTATGAAAGAGAGAGCGAGGTTCTCTATGACTGGTGGGAGGATCGTGCCTTCACTGAGATCGTCCACCGTGGTGCTGTTACAGAGGAACTCCTTAGTTCCTCTGACGTCCTCGCGCTCTACGAGCACGACCGCACCAAGCTCCTCGCCCGTAGTACTCATGGTGAGGGTAGCCTCACCCTTTCCATCACCCAGGAAGGTCTCCGGTATTCGTTCGACGCCCCAAAGACCCAGCTCGGAGATGACACTCTGGAGCTCCTACGTAGGGGGGATCTCCGTGCTTCTAGCTTCCTTTTCGGTGTCGGTAAGGGCGACACCCGCTGGGAACAGAGAAGTGATGGATCATGGATCCGCCATATCGACCATTTCTCCTTTCTTGGTGATGTCTCCGTAGTCAGCCAACCTGCCTACCCACAGAGCACAGCCAACGCTCGAAGTCTCCCCGACTTTCCGCCCTCCGAGGATCCAAAGAAAGAGCCACGCTCGAAGTCTCCCCTCGAAGAGTACGCACTGAAGCGTGCCAATCTCATTTCCCTCTAATTTACCCCCCCCTCCCTATGACAAAAGAACAAGAAGAGCTCCAAAAGTCGCACGCTCGCTTCAAAGAACTACAAGAAGTCCGCAGAGCTGGTAAGCTCACTGAGGAAGAAGAGCGGGAGCTCATTCAGCTCACTGCTGACCTCGAAGAGCGAAGTGTCAATGCCCTAGCGCAGAAGGCTCTCCAAGCGACACAAGGCACTGGTAGTGCAGAGGCTAACCAAGCCTTCCTCGAGGCTGGCCGTCGTGCTTATAGCACCCATCAAGCAGTCGATGTGGAAGCACGTGCGGCCACACTCTCCCCTCAAGTTGAGGCGGCTCGCCCGACTGTCATCCAAGAAATCTTGCAGCCACTCGAGGCAGAGCTCATCCACACCAAAGTGGGGCTGAAGATCCAGACAGGCGTCCATGGACAACCAGTTTGGCCAGTCTTAGCAGGAGTTAAGGCGACCATCGCAGGAGAGAATGTCCCACTGAGCGATCAGGCTATTAACCTCGATAAGTTGAGTGCCAAGTCTGAGCGTGTCGGCGTGTATGTACCTATCACCATGCAGGCACTAGGGGCGAGCGAAAATCTCCGCTCGATTACCATTGAGCGTCTAGCACAGGCAGTAGGGGATACTCTTAACACAGCTCTCTTTGCTAAGACCGCCCCAAGCTCCCCCAACAATGGTATCGGCTCCGTGCTCGCTGCTCCCTATGCAGCTCCTCTCACATCAGGATGGTCTGCATCGGTCGCTCCTACGATCAAGGAGGTCACTTCCTTAGAGGCCGAAGTGCTAGGCAAGGAAGTCAAGGTGGACAATAGTACTGCGTACTTCGTACACCCCAAGACCTATTGCATGCTGAAATCGACTCCCATAGAGAAGGGGAACCCCAAGATGATGCTCGAAGATGGGCACATGAACAATCTCCCCGTAATCTCTACCACCTATATCCCTGAGGACGCTATCCTCTTCGGGACCTTGTCCTATGCGGTGCTTGCTCACCACGGAAATGGTGATCGCTTCTATGCTCAGTACAACGGAGTGTATGATAGGATTGACTTCACCCTCAACGGTGATTACTCCATCACAGTGCTCCGCCCAGAGGCATTCGCCGCCCTCAAGCGTAAGTAGTACCCCTTATGCCCCGGTACCTAACCCTCCCCGAAGCTAAGAAACACCTCAACGTAGACCACGATGAGGATGATGGCTTTATCGTCGAGCTCCTTGATGTAGCTGAAGATTTCCTCTCGAACCTCCTCCATCGACCGCTCTATGCAGTTGAGGAATCCGATGGAACTCTTCCCCCTGCTCTTCGACATGCTCTGAGGATGATAGTCGCTCGTCTCTATGCAGATAGGGAGGGGTATCGGTCTGGGCGCATGACGGAACTCCCTTTTACCATTCCAGCCCTCATCAGCCCTTACAGGATAGAGCGATGAACGCAGGAGCCTTTACCCACCGCATTACCTTCATTAGCTCCGTACGTATTCAGAGCGCATCTGGAGCTGTACGCGACGAACGACAGGAGGCCTTTCACACCCGAGCCTTCCTTAAGACATTGCGTCCAACCTTCAATAAGAATGGATTGCAGGCCCAGGAAGTCGTAGACCCTAGCTCACTTGTCTTTGTAGTACGAGACGACAGGCGCCTCACCGCTTGTCGCTGGCTCCGCTGGCGCGCTGACATCTACAGCATCGTCCTCCTCAAGCCTCTACCCGATCGTACGGTCGAAGTTACCGCCCGATATGTAGACGAGTAATGCCCGAAATTGTCAGCATCACCGGTCTATCCGAGGTAAAGGGCTTCCTAGAGCGGCTCAAGTTCGCTCCAAGCCCTGAGAGGCTTCGTGAGCCCTTCTTTCGGGCTGCAGAACTCTACCAGCAGGACGTCCGCTTGACGCTCCCGGCCTTATATCGCCCTCCGAGTCGAAACGGACATAGACCACGAGGCAACCTAATTCGAGGGCTTCGTAGGCGTATGCCCCGAAGGAGTAGAGGGGGACGCATCAGCCTTTCCGTGGGCTTCTACTACGTGGACGGACGCATGCCTTATAGCGAGAGCAAGGCTGCTAACCATGCTCATCTCATTGATCAGGGTACCGCCGATCGCTACACTCGGGCAGGAAAGTATCGAGGGCATGTTACTCCGACATTCTTCTGGACGGGGGCGAAGCAGCGTCAGAGATATAGAGCTCAGTCCCTCCTTATGCAGGGTATATTCCGTACTCTATCAAGTATCTAAGGTATGTACGTCGATCCTGACCGTAAGTGGCGATCCGCTCAGTGGGTACGCACTCAGCTCCTTGCCTCCGAAGATCTTCGAGTCCTTGTCGGAGAGAAGATATTCCCTCTCCTAGCTCCAGAAGGTACCGAGGGTGACTTTATCACAGTCACCCGAACAGCCTATGGGCGTGAGTATGACAAGACGGGTGATGCCCACAGCATCACCACTGTTACTGTTCTCTGTGTCTCGGACGACTACGACCGAAGTCTTCAGCTTTCAGAGTTCGTTGATGCTGTTCTTGACGGAGGACGTAACGACGATATTGGCAAAATCTTCGGGTCCAGTTCTACCTCCGCCACTCTTGATACCAGCGAAGAGTACTTCCTGGACGGCAAGATAGTTCAGTCCCTCACTTTCGCTATTTCCTAATTCTCTAACCCCTAACCCCTAACCCAACATTATGCCTTCTCCAGCAACACCTCAGAAGTTTGATAAGAACAAAGACCTCATCAAGGGTGAACTGACGATGGTCTTCCTCAACGGGCTCCTATTTGCCTATGCTAAGAAAGATGACTTCAAGTTCTCTCCCAGCCAGATTGACGTTGCCAGCAAGCTCTCGGGCAAGTTCGACGACAAGATGGGTGGAAAGAATGAATGGTCGCTCTCTGTAGAAGCCCTCCTCTCAACGACCAAGGGGCACATGTCCTACGACGCTCTAGAGCATATCGCTGCTAGTGGTAAGGCTGTTACTTTCGAACTGGCTCGGGTCACTGTAACAGACAACAATGGTGAGCGTACAGCCACCAAGGGTGATGTCCTACGTAAGGGGCGTGTCACCGTCAGCGATCTCTCCAGGAGTAGTCAGAATGGAGAGTATGAGACTCTGTCTTGTACGCTCAATGGCTCGGGTCCTCTCCTGACTGGATCAGGTAAGGAAGTAGGCAGCGCCGAAGCTCTTACCGAAGCAGGCATTACCCTCGAATAATGGATGTCCTTCGCCTCCGCGTAACGCTCCGTGCGGTTCTCCTCTTTGAGAGGCTTTCCGCACGGAGTTTTGCATCTCTAGATCTACAGGATCCAGACGATGTCGAACTCCTCATCTACACCCTGCAACGAGATGCCACCCCCAAAGGTAGTCGTCTACCTTTCGATGTCTGGAGGAATGTACTCAAGAGTCCCGATGTATCGGAGGCTTACTATACAGCATTAGGTAAAGCTCTCGAAGAGTTAGGCGAATTTTCCATTATAGGAGGACCCAGCGAAGAGGCTGAACTCTTGGAGAGTCCCGATGATGCTCCCACTTTCACCGAAATAGCTACTCAGCTCATCATTGAAGGGGGGATTAGCCCAGACTACGTAATGGATCGGCTCGAACTCTGGGAGCTCCCAGCCTTGCTCCAAGCTCTCGAGGGGCGTAAGCGGGAAGGATTAGAGTATACTCGTCTCTTCACTTGGCTTTCTATGCTCCCACACCTCGCTCAAGATGCAGCCGAAAGTCCCGAGAAGATTCTCCCTTTCCCCTGGGACGAGGCAGAGCGCTCTGCAGAACGCTCCGCCGTACTTGACATCCTCCGAGGAGCTACCTATACCCCATAGATCAGCATACCCTCATCTCATCTACTCATAAGAGAATAGCTCTGCACTACAGCAATGGCCAACAATCTCTCCTTCTCCGTTCGTCTAGAGCTTCTAGCGGACAAGTTCCGCCAGCAGGCCGAAGGCGCTAAGAATGCCCTACGAGGTATCCAGTTCCAAGCCATAGCAATGGCTGGGGCTCTTGGCGCTGGCATCTCATCGATCTCAGGGCTCCTCTCGTCACTTGTTTCCACGGCTCGTGAAGCAGGCCGTGCTCGGACTACTCTTCGTAATGTTAGTGCTGATGCTCGTGAGTACGGGCAGAGTCTTCGCTTTGTCTCTGAGCTATCAAATAAGTACGGTACCGATCTTATCGGTCTCACGGAGGCCTTTGCTAAATTCAAGGCAGCCGCTACACCTGCAGGCGTTGCAGTCGCTGAACAGGAGCGTATCTTTTCCAATATCTCCAAAGCGATGACATCCTTTGGTATATCTGGAGGGGAAGCAACCCTTACAATGGCTGCCATTACACAGATGATGGGGAAGGGAAAGATTTCCAGCGAGGAGCTACGCCAACAGCTGGGTGAACGCATCCCTGTCGCAATGCAGGCCATGGCAAATGCTGCAGGTGTCTCGATTGGACAGCTCGACAAGCTTTTGAAGGAAGGTAAGCTCCGGAGCTCCGATATTATGGGTAAGTTCTCCGATGAGCTGGCTAAGCTAAGCGGTGAGACCTCGACAGATAACCTCGAGGCTAGCCTTGGGCGCTTGAAGAATGCCTTTTCCGATCTGGCTGATGCCCTGAGGATTGGTGATCACTTCAAACGAGCCGTAGATATTGTAAGAGGGCTTCTTGAATATCTTCGTACACATCTATCTAACTTCTACATCTGGGCGGGTGCCTTGCTCGCAGGCAAGCTTTGGGGGAAGTTCTCCAATGCCTGGAGTGAGGCTGGTGCTGCTATTCGTGCTAGCCAAGCACAAGCCATCGTCGATGACGCTAGAGCCAAGAGCATTGCCCAAAAAGCAAAGTCTGATGCCGAGAAGGCCCTCCGTTCTGCCCAGGAGAAGGTCGCACGTGCTGAAGCAGCACTAGAGAAGGCTGCTGCTCCCACGAAGTCCGAGGCGAACCGCATAGTTAAGGCACAAGCGTCTGGCGAAAAGGGATTTTCTTCCGCCGTGACAAACCTTAATAAGGCACAGGCTGAGTACCGACAACTCACAGCTCTGCACCAGTCTTACTTGCGTGGACTGGAAGCCTCCGAGCTAGAGGTGGCAAAGCGTCTAGCTGTTGCTAAGCAAACTCTTGCCACTGCCTACACTGGTGGTGATGCAAAGACAATCTCTGAGGCCAAAATAACCTATGATAAGGTTTTAGCTGAGGCCTCTCGACTTCACGCCCGGAATACAGCAATCCGTGAGCAAGCCGAGATCCGATACGCTTTCAAGGCTGACGAGCTGCAGAAGAAAATCGCTATCAGCGGGCAGGCTCTCAACGAAGCCCAGTACAGACGTCGTGAGCTCCTAGCCGAAGCCCACAGCAAGAATGAAGAGCAGAGGCAGAAGCGTCTCGCCTCCCTACAAGCAACCCTTGACCGAGAGCGTGCAGCCCTAGCTGCTCGAGCTACATCCGTCCCGACGTCCGCTGGTAGCATGTCGGGCGTGGGGAATGCCCAGCGAGCTACACAGTTCGCTGGTCAGCTTTCTTTCCAACGTCAGTCTGCCAGCATTGTGGCGAGCCAAGAGCAGGCCGCTGTTTCTACCGTTTCCCTCTGGACACGTACCACGGCGACCTTCCGTGTTCTCTGGGCTTCGGCTGTAGCTACCGTCCGTAGCCTCCTCTCTACCCTTGTACCCATGGCGATTATCGGTGCTATCACAGCCGTTGTCACTGCTATGGTCGATTGGTACAACAAGCAGAAGGAGATCAATGGACTCCAAGATCAATATCTGGCAAAGCAGAAGGCCTTAACCTCCACTCGGGGTGATGAGGCTATCCAGATTCTTCGACTTTTCGATCTATACAAGAGCCTACATGGCAAGCTCGAAGAGCAGAAGACCGTACAGCACCAGTTAGAGAGGAGTCTAGGCCTTCAGGAGGGTAGTCTGGACCGCATTGCTGGTAAGTACGACCAGATTCGATCTATAGTAGACAAGATCGTACAACTTAAGGATATCGACCGGCAGATCGACTTCTATAGTGAGACTAGTAAGGATAGCCGTAAGCCACAACAAGAGCTCTATGAATATCACCTAGAGCGTGGTGGAAAGACGCTCAGTGCCGATCAGCAGAGTGCTGTCCGTGGTGTCATTGCCCGTTATGCTACAGCCACAAAAGAGGAGATGACTGCATGGATGCGCGAGACCTATGCTCGCGTCGGATCTAGCTGGGATCCAGCCAAGGATAGAGCAGCTCTTCTGAATACTATCCATCATAGCCTCCGGGGGAGTTGGGCAACGAAGGCCGAGCAGTCCTTCTACTATAGCGCTGCCAATAAAGGCAATACCTTTTCGGATCTCAAGGATGCAGGAACGCGTGCTTTCATCGGCCAAGATGCAGAAGCAAAGATCCAAGAGCTTCAGGTCAAGCGCCTGCACGTCGAGGGGGAAGCAAATGCTGCTGTCAAGGAGATAGGCGGAAGATTTCAAGGTCAAGGATCTACTGCTGGTAGTGGTGAGGAGGATAAGAAGGGTAAGAAGTCTGATCTCGAACGAGCCCGAGAGGCTGCTGCGAAAGACTTACAGGAGGTCGAGAACAAGCGTACAGCACAGCTCTACAAGAGTACCGACGACTATCGACTTGCCCTCGATAAAGTTGCCCAGACTCACACTGAACGCTTAGCATCTCTCCTGGGAGCTCGATCCCTAGAGGACGAGCAGTACAAGAGGCTCCAGACACTTCTTCTTACCGATCGAGATCTCATCGAAGAGAAGCAAAAGAGCACTACCGAGCTCCGAGCTCTCTCCGCTAAGGTATCGGCCGGTATTGCTAGCGAAGACGACCTTCGAAACGCACGTGCTGACCGAGCCAAGGCAGAACTTTCTGCTCTCATCGCCTCAGGCCGTGAGCTTGATGCCTCCGATGCCTATGTCCAAGCCAAGCTCTCTGAGATAGCCGAAGTGTCTGCTATCGCCTCCCTGCAGCGTGAGTACACCCATCAGGCAAAAATCCTCTCACTGGAGCGTACCGAAGGCGTCTTGTCAGAGAAGGAGTACTATAAGGCTCTCGCTGAACTCATCGCATCCACCCGTCAAAAGATCGTCTCCACCGAGACCTCCACCTCGGGTGAGGAGATCCGCAAGAGCCAGCTATCAGAAGAATTGCAGAGTGACCTTCAAAAGCTTACCCCCAGCCTTCTACCCTCACGAAAGAGCCGTGATACGACGCTTGACTACAAGAAGACAGACCTTGACAAGCGAAAGGATGAGAAAGAGCTCCTTGATGAGTATATCGGCCAGCTAGAGAAAGCCCAGAAGGCTGGACTGGAGGTTGGAGAAGCCTTGCAGAAGGCACAAGCCGAAGCCAAGACACTTGGCCAGGCTGTAAAGCTAGCAGAGCTCTCCGAGGATCTCAAAAAGTATCAGAAGGCCATCGCTGACAATACCCTCTCCGGGATCAAGACCGTCGCTCAAAGCGCCCGCAACCTAAAGAGTGCCTTTGACGGACTAAAGAAAGCCTTCGACCCTGACGAGAGTGCCAGTGCCTGGGAGCGCTTCTTCGCAGTCTTCGACTCCGCCAGCCAAGGTATCGACACGATCCTTAGCCTCGTCTCTATGGTCCAGGAACTCACTAAAGCTCGTGAAACTGCTGCTGCCGTAGAGCAGGCTCTCACCGCCCAAAAGATTGCCCAGACGACAGCTGTTACGACAGCTGAGACTACCAGTACAGCCACCGAAGTAGGACTCTCCGCCACACGAACCGCTGCTACCACTATAGAGACCAAGGCTGACACCATCGGAGCCGCAGCTAAGGTCGCAAAAGCGCATGCTGCCCTCCCCTTTGTTGGTGTCGCTATTGCAGGTGCTATGATCGGTGCCCTAATCGCTACTATCGCCTCTTCGGCCAACAAGGTGCCCAAGTTTGCCAGTGGAGGGATTGTCCCAGGTGGTGATGGTTCTGGTGACCGCGTACTAGCACGCGTCAATCCAGGAGAGCTCATCCTCAATAAAGCCCAGCAGGGGCGGTTGGCGAACCATCTCACTAGTACTAGTGCCTTGAGGGTAGAAGTCGAAGGGCGCATTCGCGCCCGAGACATTCTCCAGCTCTCCACTGTGGCCTCCCGACATAAGACTCGATAACGTCTATCTATTCATCATTTCATTCCCTATCTCTATGTTCCCAACACTCACCACACTAGTTTCCACAGCCGATCTCATCCGAGATAGCCTCCTCTTTGTCGCTCTACATGGAATAGTGCTCATAGCGGTGCTCATAGACCTCTCTAGTGGCTGGCACAAGGCGAAGCGTCTCGGAGTTGCACGTACAAGTAAGGCTCTGAGGGCGACTGTCAGCAAGGTTAATAGTTACCTCTCCTGCCTGCTTCTGCTTTCCATGATGGATGTTGCTCTCTACATCGTGGATTTCTGGACTCGTTTCAGTATGCCAGAGCTCCCATACTTCTGCGCCCTTGGTACCATCCTCGTCCTCATTATTGAACT